TGATCCATGTATTCTAGAAGATATATTTCTTTGTTCATCTCTAAAGGTATCATCTTCTGATATCTGTTCCATGGTTGGAATAAACTTTTGCCAACAAAATATTTCTTTGGTTCCAGCACTTTCATTAACCCAAGGAGACCATGGTTGAACAACTGTTTTTTGTTTAACATCTTCAGGACTATTCAATAGTCTTTCTTCTAAATCTTCTATATTTCTTATAATCTGATCAGTATTTTTTACAATATTTTTATAATATACTAATCCTAAATCTAGTACCTCATGATCTATTAGATTCACGCTCTTCTGCCTCTCGCTCTAATGGATACTCAACGGCTTGCCAAACTGGTTTTTTATTTTCTCCTAAAAAGTCTGGATCTGCATGTTCTGGAAGAGATGTGTGCATAAACAAAGCAGTGTATCTATGTCCTTCAGTTACCTCAGTAATACCATGAATGTATTCCGTGCCAGCACTTGGAAAAAATACTGCTGAATATTTTTTAGGTTGATAAACAAAATCTTGATTAGGAAAAAATATTTTACCTCCTTGATACTCTGGAGTCTCATTTAAATAAATGATTGTGCTAAATTCAATAAATGGTTCAGGACCTTGTGCATCTAAGTGTAACCCACCTCTTGTACCCTTTACCCAGTGTGACCCAAAACCTTTAAATACATATATAGGATTAAGAAAGCCATTGTAGGATCTATGAACTTCGTTAGATTTATTTCCATATTTAATCATCACATCCATGACATTCTTGTTGTATGGTAAGGATGTTCCACCATATCTTTTACCGTAGTAGTCTGGATATGGATTAACCTCTGATGGGTTATGTTGCTCCCTTATTAGGGTGTCTGCGTCTTCCTTGGTTATAAAATTATCTATTACCGCAATTCTATGCATCTTTTTCCTATCTTTCTTATATTATACCACTAGTCAATGTAATTAATTTTAGTCATAAATTTTTTAGAATCAATGTCATCAAATTTAGACAGGTCTTGATCGTATTCGACATCGTTCATTGGAAAAGGTAGTGGATGGATAGATTCTAAATCAATCTGATGTAGTTTTAAAAACATGTTTACATCTGGCATCAATGGCTCGTCTATTGAATCATATTTATTTTTTTGATTCTTAAGTAGATCTATCATTTCATTATAATTATGATATTTTGAAAACGTAGTGTACAAGTCTTTTATGGTATCTGAACCTTCTTTTGTGTAAAATTTATCTGGGCAACTATACATTTTAATGTTATTAGAAAAATATAACAGTGACAAGATTTCTTCTTCTCCATAATATTTTATATATGAAGGATAGTTTACAGATTGCAGGGTTGATGTATGAGCAAAAATTAAATCTCTATTTGCAAAATATACTTGTTGCATTTTTTCTGTTTTTATTTCTTCCTTTTTTAAATAAAAGATGCCATCATTTGATAAAATAGTATTATTTTTACCAGTTATCACTGATTGCTTATTTGGCAGACTACTTAATAAAAATTCATCCCAATCTTGATTTAAGAAAATGTTATCTGATAGTAATAGGGTATAAGAAAATTTTGAGTTATTTATGATGTTTTGTTTATAATAACAAGGGCTTTTTATTTTGTCCCAAAATATATGATTGTAAGTTAGACTATCAAATTGATCAAAATATTCTTGTTTGGTTAAAGTGCTTTGATCATAAACATGTACATATATCATATTTTTTTTAGATGATTTTTGTAATAAATTATCTACAACCCTTTTTAATAACTTTCCTTTATATGAATATATAACTACATTTATTGGATTTGGCAAACTTTCATTTGTCATAATCTTCCTTTATTCCTTTTGTTCCAAATATCTTTTTTATCCATGCTGTTTTTTTATAATAACCGTACAACATAGATCTTCTATTTTCTGCTTTAAATTCATGCTCATCAAATTTTTCTAAACTAGTATCAACATTCATTTCCCAATTATCTCTCTTAAATGGAATTATTTGAAAAATAGGCGTTCCCTTTTTTATTACTCCTTGAAACCCTCTTTTAAGAAAAAATGCAGTAAAAACTGGCAAGCCCCAGATATCCGATTCAACAATGCCAGACATTGTTATAAATGGTAAGTCGTGCCTATTCATTGGATGTGTTATTAATACTGAATAGCCTGGTGGTGTTTCATAATACCAGTTCATTCTCCATCCATAGTGTATTGGGTGGCAGTTGTCTGGCACAGGAAGATCTATGGTTGGTCTTTTATCCATAATCATTATATCTTTATCCCACGATAACTTTGGCTTTCCATTTTTATCTAACTCAACTAACAAATCATCCTCTAATAAATAATAATATCCAGCAGTAAGTGAATCAAAAAAGGGCATACACATTTTAGTAGCAACTCTTGCACCATCTCCACCTATGTTATTTACTGGATTTAAATATTTATCATCATTCCAAATTTCATGTTTTGCTAAACTTTTATACCATTCAGGAACATGTTTGATTGCTGGTTCTGGTGGAATAAAAATATTTTCATAACTTGGACCACCTCCAGGAATAAAAGATATTTTTAACGGATTATTCATTACTTATATTCTTTTTTTTGTCTAAACTTTTCTTTATAAGAGTTTCTAAAACTACTTCTAACCATCAGTCTTTGTTTTTCTATTTCATCTTTACCATTTGAATATATTACACACTCTGAGTCCCATGACTCTCTTTTGACTGGTATGGCTTGAATCAATGGTGTACCTTGTTTTATAATGCCTTTAAAATCTTTTTTAATATACATAGAAAAATGCCCATCTGATGCAAACTTATCTGTATCAACAAATGCCTCAAACGCTTTAAATGGAACTGCATCTTGATGAAATGGGTGAGTAAATATAGTGCTATACCCCTTTGGTGTCATTATAGACCAAAATGGTAAAATTCTAAAAATTTGCTTATGATACATATTGTTGTCAACAGGATAGTTAGATATTTGCTCTGCTGTATGTGTTGCAACCATATCGTTTCCAACAAATTTAAGTTCATTGGGAACACTCCATGTTATTTTTTCTGGATCAGTTGCATCTACATATATGTCCATAGGAAATTTAATAATATATCCAGCAGTCATTAAATCAAAAATTGGCATGCATCTTTTTACGGTTCCACTACTTCCACCCTTAGCAATAAAATCTTTATACTCATCACCTATAAACCCTGGTTGTTGCCTATACCATTCTGGAATAAATTTTGATGCTGGCTCTGGTACTGGTGCAAACATTGCTGTCTTTTCACTAAAAGGATAGAACTTAATTCTATTCATACATTTTCCTTACTCTCTCTATTATTATATCACTTGCTTTAAATCTTATATTATACATTGGGCTAAATCTTGGTATTTTTCCAAATTCGCTATCAATCATATGACTACCTTTATTTTTAAAATGAAAAGATACAAAGTCAGTTTCAATCATTTGAGTATTTTTCTTTATTGTTTTAAAATTCATAATATTTGGATATATAACAAATGGTGAGTCTATTGCTTGCTCTATATGTGCTGTAATTTCTTCATCAATAATCCATGGTATATAAAACCTAAAAATACCATCAAAACAGTCTTGAGGTAAATTATCATATTTTTTATCTGACAAATAATATTGTCTTATCCATGGTCTATCTATGTTATATAGACTATCTTCTTTTTTAAGCAAAAATATTTCAGCATGATTGGTTTGTTGCAGTATAACTTCATTGTTTTTTATACTTAATAATTTAGGTTTTGGATATAATCTACTAACGTATAAATTTATTGGTTTGATGATTGAATCACTATATCCAAGTTTTATTCCTTCTTTATATGACAACCATCTTGGAGAAACCCTTGATCTTTCATTTATATATAAAAAAGACTCTGATTTTGATTTATACCAAATATTAAAATCTAAGTCTAATGGACTAAGTATTTCATCGTTCACTCTTCTTCTGACCAATCTTTATTTAATAATTCTTTTGGTATAACCTTATACCCACTTCTATCGATACCAATCTCATACCCTTTTTCAGCCTCTATCCAACCTAACAAGTTAACTGTTCTGTATTCAGAATCTGATAGTTCTGCACCCCAAATAATCAAACCACGATTAAGATCTTTTTCACGTACTGCTGGACCAGATTGTGTTCTTACTCTTCTTACCTCTATGTTTGTTCCTACGTCTGGCATATCTTTATACTTCTTATGCTTTCTACCGTCCCAAACTGAGGCATGCCAATATTGGTTTGTATATTTAGCAACTGCTAATTCACAAATTGCTGATGCAGGTTGAGCGTTTCTATCTTCTTCCATACTAGATCTATTGTAGTATGAAGCGTCTACCTTGTTCCAATTTTCTGTATATCTTCGCATACCTACCATATAAGCATGTTCGTATTCCCATGGTTCTAATTCAACTATCACTTAATCTCTTTTCTTTAAAACTTACTTTTTAATAAGTTGTTTGTTCTACTAAATGTTCTAACTCTGTGACAATTTGAGCAAACCACATCACATTTTTTTACTTCTTCTAAAATATCATCATACTTGTACCATTTAACCATTTTAGATATGTTATCAACTTTTTTACCTCTAACATGATCAAAATCTAATACATAATACGGAAACTTTTTATTACAATCTAAGCATCCAGTTTCTTCTTTTATTTCTGCCAAACGTTGTCTTATCTCTTCTCTACGTCTTTCGCTTCTTTGTTTACTTTTATCAATTTGATTTTCACCTAAATGATAGGAAATGGTACCTTTTGAACACCCTAATTCTTTTTGTATTTGATTATAAGTATATCCTTTTGATCTTAAATCAATTATGTTTTCTTTGTGTCTTACTGTATTATTTTTGTTTTTCACAATATCCAATCATATCATAGTGCGAGCCCCAGAGCGAATTCGAATCGCTAACCTTCCGCTTACAAGGCGGATGCACTGCCGTTGTGCTACTGGGGCGTAGGAGTAACAGGACTTGAACCTGTGATAGCCGAATTATGAGTTCGGTGCCTTAACCTACTTGGCTATACTCCCTTTGGCTGGCGTGGTAGGTCTCGATCCTACGACTTCGAAATTAACAGTTTCGCACTCTGCCAACTGAGTTACACGCCATCTTTTTTATTCTGAAACTAACACTAACTTGTCAGTAACAGTTAAACCTTTTTGCCACTGTGTTGCAACAGCAACATTTGCAGAAGAGGTTGTTTGAGGAATTAAACCAAACAGCACTGAGCCATAATTAAACTTACCTGTTGGTAATACTCCAAAATAATCTGTATTAGCATCATGATTTCCTACTGGAAATGTAGAAACAGAAACTGTATCAGTAATACATGCTGGATATGCAACTGGTTTTCTGTTTGAATCATTACCTGTAGAAACAAATACTGGTATGCCTTTATTTTTCAAATTGGCAACTGTTGATCTAATTGCTGGATCGACAATTTTAATATTAACTAATCCAGTTGGAGAAAGTTTACATTCTCCTGGCTTTGTCATATTTCCACTTAGTCCATAAGAAAAAGACACAGCAGATACATTTGATGAATTAGCATCTACCCATTTTAATGCTGCAAGAAAATCATTACCATTTAATATTCCAACTGCACCCTTGTTTGATACTGTTGCAGATCTCAACAAAACTAAAGGTACCTCTGGATTATTTCTGCGAGCAACCTCAACCATAGCCATACCATGATTTACTGGATCAGAAACTCTCTTAGAAGGTTTCGGTGTATTTACACACTTATCTGTTGCAATACAAACAATAGTTGTGTTGGCAACTCTTGTATCAAAGTAACTATCAATAATTACAATTGGTTGAGTATTAACTGCTGGTGTTGGAGTTGGTGTAACAACTGGTGTTGGAACAACAACTGGTGTTGGACTCGCAACTACTGGTGTTGGAGTTGGTGTAACAACTGGTGTTGGGACAACTACAGGTGTTGGACTCTCAACTGCATTTACTGGAACTGCTAGTACTGAAAATAAAACAGATAAAACAATGAACATTTTTTTCATTAAGATAACTCCATTAATCTAATTACATAGCAACATGGGTCGCCACCTTGGTCCCACTCTTCTTGCTCTTCTTCGCTCATGTATTGAAAACCACCATCATGAGTACTACAAAATGGCTCAGTTATCCAGCCCTTGTCGATGCCTTGTAACAGCCAAATCTCAAATTCTGTATTCATATATCTAGTATAGACCTAGATGCTTACCGTGTCAATAGGACCAGTGCAAGATGTTGAAAAATTAATGGCAGCACCTACTGCTTGAATAACTCTGTTTCTTCCATTCTTTTGTTTTTGAGTAGAATAAAGTGATCCCAATGCAAACTCTGATGCTGAGCCCATTGCTAAATAATCTAAATCATATTCTGTTAATGACATATCTACAGCACTGTGTTCAAACATTCTACCTTTAACACAAATTATCATTCCAAAATCTGAGTCTTTAGAAACGTCAACCCACCATTTGTCATAAAAATCTCTTAATGATATTAAAAATTTTGTGTACATAAATTTATCTAAGTTGCCATCTGGTACAGGTGGTTTAAAGTTTAATCTTATTCTTTCACCATCCATGGTGCCAGCGTATCCTATTAGGTATTGACCAGTTTTCCAAACCTTTGGTGCCTTTAAGGTAAGCATGCTGTTTTCATCTGATGCACCTCTGTCACCAGCCATAAACATTTTATTTTCTTGTCTAACTACCGCTATGCACGTCAAAGTAAGCCTCTTTTGTATAGTGTTATTAAAGTATACCATCTATCATTTTTATAGTCAACATGATATACTGCTATATATGGCTGGAATTTTAACCCTGGGATCTGTACATATTGGTAACATATCGGACATATCTTTTAGGACTATTAGAAGCATCATTGATCATGATGTAATTGCTGTAGAAAGCCTTGAAAAATTTAACAAACTGTTGTCTGATTTAGAAATTGAGACAAAAGCACGTATCATAGAAATATCAAGTTGTGAAAAAATAAAATCAATTGATAATATAGTTCAAATATTATTAAATGATAAAAATGTATTAATATTATCTGATCAAGGTAATGCTGGTTTTCACGACCCAGGTAGTGGGTATGCCTTTGTTGCACTAGAGCACAATATAAAGGTAACTGCTATACCTGGACCTAATTCAGTAATCACTGCGTTAACTGTGTCAGGGATAGCACATGGTGATTTTATATATGGTTGCTATCCCAAAGATAGTGATGAAAATAAAAAGTTTTTTAAAAAGTTTATAGACACTAACTATCCAATAATATTTTTATGTGAGCCAAATAATGTTGAGCAATTATTAAAAGATGCTCTGGAAGTTTTTGGTGAAAGCAAACATTGTATTTATGCTCAAGATCTTACAATGCCAACTGAAACAATCTTTAGATGCACGGTAAAAGAAATGCTTACAAAATATTATAATAACGAACTCTACAGGGAATCCGTTATTATAATAGGTAGACCTACTTAGACTTTTTGTCTACTGAGTTAAATGCATTATTGATTTCATCAATGCTTAGTCTTCCATCATCAATGAATCCTCTTGCTAGTTTTTCAACTACTGTAGCAACACCAAGTGTTCCTGCAAGAATGATTGCACTCATTGTATCGATACCGATGATTGCACCAGCACCAATAACACCAAGACCGTTGGCTGCAAATACAGCGACTATTCTAAGTAGAATATTTTTAATACCACTGATTGCTCCCATTGCCTTTTCGTCATCTAATTTTGTTTCTTTAGCCATGTTATTCCTCCCCTCTAAGTCTTATTGTCAATAACCAGACAACAAGAACTAAGATAATTGCATAACCAACAGTAACCTTTGCAGATCCTTCAAGCACTAGCCATGCTGCGAACATACCTAGTAATGTCCACAATTGGTTTAATGTTTCTACAAATGCTTCTACTAGCCATGCCCATACAAATTTAACCACTGTCCATACTTTATTTAATATCCACACAATTAATTTCCAGATACTAAT